TCTGCTGGTGGCGTGGCTCCCCGCTGCACGTGCTCGCCGAATACCGCGACGCGGCCTCGGTCGACTATGAGCAGGACGCCCGCGGCATCCTCGAGCTTATGACGCGACACAGCGTCAACCCGGCACAAGTCGCTGTCGCGGTCGGCGATACGAACCGCACGAAGGGCGGGCGGCGCGTGAATGAGGTTATCCAGACGGCTATCGCGCAGGAGCTCGGCAGCGCTCGCCCGCCGTTCCGCATCGAGGGCGCTAACAAGCGCGCCGGCTCGGTCGACTTCGCGCGGCGCATCATTAACTACGCTCTGCAACGTGGCGACCTGACCGTTGACCCGCGCTGTACCTACCTCGTGTCGTGCTTGGCGGGTTATCGGGGCATTGACACCGGCGATGACAAGGCACTTTCGCACGGCGTCGCCGCGCTGCGATATATTGCGAGCAGGATCCTGGCCGAGAGTGCCACTTACCGCGAGTTGAGGTTTCGATGAATAGCAGACTCCTGGCCGACCTCCCAGCACCTCCGCCCGACTCGCCCGCCACGGGTGAGCGCTGGCGCGAAAGCGCCAAGCGATACGCGATGCTCTCGGGCTCCTGGTACGCGTACCTGCGCGAAGAGTTCGTCAGGTGGTTTCCTAACTCACAGACCCAGGCCCAGATTGGGCGCGTAGATACTACGAAGAACATGGCACGGGGCGTCATCTCGCAGCTCTCGACGCTGTATGACGAAGAGCCGCACGTCTTACACGACGACGTCGAGGCGGCCCAGGCGATGGCGCGGCTGTGCGACGAGGCCGGGCTATGGCAACTGCAGCGCATGCATCAACAGTATGTGATCGGGCAACGTGAAGGCGCGGTGCGCGTGTTCTGTGACTACCTCGGGCAGGTGCGTTTCAGGCAGGTACCGGCGCATCTCCTGCACGCTGTCGCCCGGCCTGACAACCCAGACGAGCCCGTGACGATCTACGAGTACCGCCCGCGCCGCGTCGGCAACGATGTGATCTGGACGCGGGAGCTGTGGGATGTCAGCGACCCAATGATGCCGCAATGGAGGATTGAGACAGAAGCCGGCGTGGATATCACCGTCGAGGTCGCCGGCTCACCCGGCCTAGTTGGCCCAGCCTATCCCTACCGCGACGACGACGGCGTGCCCGTGCTGCCTTTCGGCTTCTACCACGCGCAGAGGACCGGGCGTTTGTTCGATGCTTTCTACGGCTCCGAGCTGTTTCAGGGCTCGCTCATGGTCGCAGTGCTCTGGACCTTCTGGAGCTCGATTGTACGCGACTCGAGCTGGCCGCAACGGTACGCGGTCGACGTGCACGTGGGCGGCGTGACCGTCGACAACCGCGATCCCGCGGGCGGGCCGTATGTCGCCCTCAATCCCGCGGCCTTGCTACAGATGCAGAGCCGCGCCGATGGCACGCCGCAGATCGGTCAGTGGGCGCCGGGCGGCGACCCGCTGTCGCTCGGCGACGCGATCCGCGCCTATGCAAGCGACCTGGCCGTCGAGTTTGACGTGAGCCCCGCCGACGTGAGCCGCCGGCACTCGGACGCCCGAAGTGGGTATGCAATAGAAATTACACGGGACGGACAAAGACACGCCCAACGGCGTTACCTCCCAGGTTTTCGTCGAGCTGATCGCTCTCTACTTGCCGTTACCGCTGCCGTCGCGAAGGCGCACGGCGTCGCCGGCGCCGAGGCGCTGCCGACCAGCGGTTACGACCTGCACTATCCGGGGCTGCCGCTGTCCCTCGAGGAACGCCGCGTTCAGGCCGAAGAGAACGCAGCGCTACAGGCGCAAGGCTTGGCGTCGCCGGTGCAGTTGTATGCGAAGATCTACGGGGTCTCCGAAGAGGAGGCGCGCATCAAGTTGCGCCAGATCAAGCGCGACCTCTTCGAGTTCTCCGCCGAGTACAACCTGATCGCGTCTCGCCGTCTCGCATCCGAGGAGAACAAGGCGCTACAGGACCAGGGCGTGATCTCTGCGGTGCAGTTGTACGCTAAGATCTACGGAGTCTCCGAGGCCGAGGCACGGGCGAAGGTCGCCGAGGTCGCCGCCGACCGTGAGCGCTACGAGGACGAAGCATGATCGAGGCACTAGGGCTGGACTCGTCGGCGATCGAGGCCGCCGTGTGGGATGACGGCGAGCTGCGTATCACCTTTCAGGACGGGCGGGAGCATAGTTACTTCGGCGTGTCGCAGCGCGCCTTTGAGGCGCTGATCGACGCGAGCAGCGTCGGCGCGCATTTTAACGCTTACATTCGCGACCGGTATCCGCAGAGCCGTCGCGACTAGACCCAGGAGACGACATGAGCGAAGAGACACCCGCCGCAGAGCCGGCACCCGCGCCCGAAGCGCCCGCCGCCGAGAGTGGTGCGAATGAGCGGATTCGAGCGCTAATCGCCGAGAGAAAGGAACTTGCGCAACAGCTCGAGGAGGCGCGGGCGCTGTCGACACAGCACGAGACCGCGCTAACCGAGCTGCGGAGCCGGTACACTGCCGAAGCGACGAGCTGGACCCAGGAGAGGGCGTTTCTCGGCGCCGGTATCACCGACACGGACACGCAAGAGGTGATCCTGTCTCGACACGCAAAGCTCGGCGAAGACGCGCCAAGCCTCGCGGCGTGGCTTGCGGACGGTGCCAGCCAGGATCCGATCGTCTCGCGACTACTGCAGCCGAGCGCAACGGATGCGCGCCGACTCCCGGCCAGCGACGCTGGCGCACGCCCGACACCGACACCGGCGACGACTGGCACGCGCGAAGACTACCTGCGGCAGCTCGAGGCGGTGCAGCGGCTTCCAAAAGGTGCACAGCGCGCCGAGGCGATGGCCTCGCTCCGCGCGCACCCGTGGTTGACGGGCGGGTGAGACTCGCCCGCGTGCTCGTCGCGTTCGTCGTCGGCCTGGTCTTCGGATCGGTCGTCGCAACGCTTACGAGTTACGCGATCCTCGTAACGCCCGAAGGCGTCGAGCGGGTGCAGTCGCTCTATCAGTGCGACTAGGCGCGGAACTTGACCCAACTCGGCGTGGTCTTCTTCCGAGCGCGCGGATAGACCGAGTCGCGCCGCTTGAATACCACGCCCTCCCATTGGTTCCGCGTCACGTCGCGCCATGACACCCAGGCCGGGATCGTCTGGATGCCGAGCGCCTGCAGCGCGGTCCAGCGCTCGTCGAGCGTGCCGGGATGGTCGACCAGGTCGAAGGCATAGAACACGCCGCGCAGATACTCGCCGTCGATGCGCTCCGAGATGCCGTGCAGCTCGTCGGGCGCGTCGAGGCGCTGCCCGTTGCGCGTGCGGAGCTCGTGACCATCCCAGAGCGCGCGGCACCCGTCGATCTTGGCTTGGCACATCCAGGCAGGGTCGGCGGCAAGGCGCTGGAATAGGGCGTTATGCGGGCGCCCGCCGCTGATCGGTTTGATCATCGCTCGACCGTCACGTTCGGGGCCCAGGCCGTCGCGTCGAGGAGCGTCTGCACGTCGCGCGCGCGCTCCGTGTAGCCCTCCGAGCGAAGCCGCGCCAACTCGCTGTAAACGCCCTTCGAGGGCCGCAGCGTGTCGTCAATCTTGACGAAGCGCTCGATCTTCGCGAAGTCTTCGCCGAGCGCGTTGCGCAGTTGCGCCGGCGTCGCCTTGATCGAGGCGCGCCGCTTGTCATCGACGATGCGCTCATAGTCGACGCCGAACGCCGCACGCAGCGCCGGCTCGTTATGACGCGGGATCGACTTGAAACGCGCCGGCCAGGAGATCCGCACCTTGCGACCGGCGACGACGATCGCGATATGGTCGGTGTTGCCTGCAGCCATCGCGGCCTTGCGCCGCTCGGCGACGGCCTCGATCATCTCCTCGTGTGCAAGCGCGTACTCGGCCTGCGCTTCCTCGAGCGCCTGTCGCGCGGCGATCATGCGAAGCGCCGCGGCCTGGGCCGGGTCTTCGATGGTGCGGGCGGTCGATGCGGGTGCGCGGTCGTCAAGGCGAAGAAGTAGTGCCACGGTGTCCTCCTGGGATGCAGGAAGTATAACGCAACCCCTCGTTGTATGCAACGGATACCCGCGAGGCGGTCGGGCTATTGCTCGGCAAGCCAGCGCTCTGCACGCTCGACGGTCGGCCAGGTGCGGCGATGGTTCCCCTTCGTGCGAAGCCAGTCGTCCGCATCGCAGTCGTATATTGAGAACGAGTCCTTCGATCGCCAGCGATACTCTCGACCGCGGGGCGTGAGCACGCGCACGATAACGCGCCCGCTCTGCGCGCGAATATGCGCGAGGTCATCGGTGCCGGGCATATGCCAATAGTCGGCGTCTCTCTCTGTGGGCATGGGTCCTCCTGGGTCTCGTGACTATAGCCGACAGCACGGCGCCTCGGCACGTGTTAGGCTGTACTCACCCGCTGGCATCGTATCTGCCCCGCCCGTCGAGTAGCGCCGTAAGCGCCGCGGCTAGATTCACCCTACACACGTAAGGAGATCGCCGTGGCCACTACACACGCGACCCTCGAGACCGACCTCCGTATGGCGTCGCGCCTGGCGCTCGACGTTCTCACCATCCTCCAAGACACCGCCGACATCCTCGATACCGAGTACATCGTCAACCTGGGTTCCGTTAACGGCCTGGGCTCCGATACGATGCAGGTGGGTTTCGCTGGCTACGCGAACGACCACCTCGCCGCGACCGCTGCCGAGACGACCGACGTCTCCGCGACCGCGCTCACCGATACCTCCGTCTCCGTGGCTGTCGTGCGTCACGCGCTGCGCCGCGACATCTCCGACCTCGCCGAGCTGACCAGCCGCGGCGGGAACGACGTGTCTCTGCAGGCCTTTGCCAACTCGCTTGTCACCGCTGCACGTCTCGGCGTGATGGACGACATCGCAGCCGCGATCGACTCCTTTACTTCCGCAGTCGGCTCGACCGGCGTCGATTTGTCAGTCGATACCTGGATGAGCGCTTGCTACCAGCTCGAGTTGAACAGCGCGACCGGCCCCTTCGTGGCACTTCTCGCACCGCGGGCGCTGGCTGACCTGCAGGAGTCAATCCGCTCCGAGACCGGCCCGACGCAGTACATCGCGGCGACGCAGGACATGCTAAACATCAAGGGGCAGGGCTTCCAAGGCCAGTTCGCCGGCGTCGACATCTACCGGAGCGCGTACATCGACGCGACTGCGGCAGACGTCAAGTCGGGCATGTGGGGCCGTGGCGCCATCGGTTGGGCTACCGGCACCGTTCCGCCGCCACGCGCGAACGCCGCCTTCGCCAACGTGACCGACTGGCTCGCGATCGAGTTCGACCGCGACGCCAGCGCAGCGATCTCCGAGGTCGTCGCACACGCTTACTATGGCGTGGCAGTGCTTGAGCAGGCACGCGGCGTCGAGATCCTTTCCGACGCGCCCTAGTAGCTATTAGCTCGGTCTCTGCCGGTCCCTGGGCTCGATTCCTGGGGAGTGGCAGGGGCTGCAGGGGCCGCGCTTTTACACTACCCAGGAGTCGACCATGTCATACGAAGTTGAGGACCAGAGCCATCTACCTACACTGCCCCGCAAGGGCGGGTATCCATGGCTTCTCAAGGTACATAAAACCCAGGGCTGGGAATGCGTCGAAGTCGCGCCCGGCGAATGGGAATGGCTTCCGCGCTTGCGTCGATTCCACCAACGGCCAGGGGTCAACGGGCACACCGCCCGATCGGGCAACCTGGCGAAGGTCAACGACCAGAACGCGGGCTTCCTGATCCTCGACGATCCGCGGCTCGTCGCGAAGTATCGCAAGGTGCTGCGGGCGCAGCCCGGCCCGGCTGGTTCGCGCGCTTACTGGCTGGCCTGGGATACCCCGCTCGTCTCGGGTCGCTCCGTGGCCCGCAAGCGTGACGCCGCGCAGGCGCTCGAGTTCCGCCGCTGGCTCGTGTCCTCGGGCACCGTCGAGCTGCCCGATCCGGTGCATCTCGACAGCGCGATCGACACGATGCGAAAGCAGGTCGCCCGCGCCACGCGTCGCGCCGGCAACAATCCGCACCTGGTCGGCAAGCTCGAGCAGGACCAGCGCACACTCGACGCCGCACGCGCCGCGGCAAAGGCGCCGGACGGACGCTGGTCCGAGACGCCGCCCGAGCCGCCGAAGCCGCGCCGTCGCACGACGAAGAAGGAGGCAGCGTGAGCGACCAGCCGAAGACTAACGCGCAGTGGGAGCGCGCCTATCGCCAGAAGCGCGACAATTTGATCTCTCGGCGCCAGTCGGCGACGGGTGAGAGTCGCGAGAAGGCCGCCAAGCACGTCGAGCGCTGGGCCGAGTCCGAATACCGGAAGCGCAACAAGTGATCGCCCACTACCGGATTCCTCGCATGATCGAGCGCGGCGCGTCCGTGACTCTCACCCTGCCCGTGTACGCCGACGACGGCACGAGCGCGCAGACTGCGACGAGCGGCACTGTCTCGATCTATGACGGCTCGGCGGCGATCGTCGAGGACCAAACCGTGACGGTCGGGCCGCCGGCATCGTATACGCTCGCCGGCTCGGCCACGGCTGACCGTGGCCTCTCCGAGCGCCTGCTCGAGGTGTGGACGCTGACTATCAGCGGCACGGCGTACACACTCACCCGGCCTGCGTATCTCGTGCGTCGCACGCTCACGCCGACGCTGATCGACGCTGACCTGGTCGAGTATCACAGCGATATTTTATCGCTCCTCGACCCTGACGAGACCACGCTCGAGAAGCCGCGCACCGCGGCCTGGGAGTGGGTACAGAGGAAGCTGATTCGCAACGGGCGCCGCCCGCAGCTCGTGATCGA